GACCTAAAACGGTCTATGCTTTATGATACTACTTTAAAAACTTCAGTTAATTCCAATCTTACTCAAACATATAATCCTAAACTATCTGGAATATAAAAAAAGGAGGGTATTAACCCTCCTTTCTAGTATCAGGACTCTGCGAGTTTCTGGAAGTAACTCAGTGCATCGTCTTCTTCTTCAGTTGTCTCTGTAGACGCTTGTGGCGTGATATCCGAGTCATTGAAACCACCACTTGCAGCGGGTGCATTGTAGGACTTGGACTCAGAGAAGTCACCCTTACGTTCACGTTCCCACTGTGCATCTTCTTCAACGGTCTCCTGATCTTGGAACTTAGGAGTACCTTTGTGACCAAGAACATAGTCAAGACGCTTCTTCAGATCTTCATAGGACTTGAAGTTCTTGAGATCGGTGAACTCATTCAGATCATTCAGGTTCTTGTAGATGGACTCCAGTTTGTCATCATCATCCAGAAGAACACTAGGACTATCAAACTCAGACTTATCATAATTCCAGTAACCTTCGACCTTGCGGATCTTCAGTTTGAAGTTTGCACCACTCCAGAAGTCAAAGGGATTGATTGCTTCCTCATCAGCAAACTGAGGTTGCATTGCTTCGGTGATCTTATCAAAGATCTTCTTACCGAACTTATAGAGGAACACCTTACCTTCGTTGTGAGGGTTGGTGGGATCCTTCACCACATAGATGTTTGCGTAGTGAGACAGTTTACGTTTCTGTTTACGTGCAATCTCTTTATCAGAATCGCGACCACTGTTCCACAGGGTACGATTGTGTTCAGACACAGGGTCTTTCTGTCCCAGAGTAGTCAGAGAGTTCTCGATGTACCAACCACCAGGACCTTGGAAGGCATGACTCCAAACTTGGGCCCAGGGAAGTTCGCACCCTTCAGGTGCGGGAAGGAATCGGATCACGGCGTAACCGTTACCTGCCTTATCGACTTCAGGTTTCCAGAGACGGTCGTCACCGTTGGACTCTCCACTATTAAGTTTTTCGACTTTCTTGATCAGTTTATCAGTCAGCGAACCAGCGCGGGACTGTTTCTTGAGATCAGCAAAAGACATGTTGTAGCTCCGTATTGTGTGTATTTGGCTTTTGGGACGACTTTATCTTACAGGTCGCAAGAAGGGATGTCAAGCCCTGGTTTTTAATTCCTGGGAAGTTCCTCAGGATTCTTCAAGTCTAACTCAAACAGGAGTGGATGGCACTCCTCCATGATCAGGTAGGAAGACCACCGATACATATCTTCTATTGTATATGTTTGATGGTCCTTTGCTTCTATTTGAATGTATGGATCATCCTGCATGATTTTAGGAAGATCATCGAATGTAAATGGTATACCGTTTATAAAAAACATATCCACAATCTCACCGTTGTGATAACAATATCTAGAATCGATTGTGTATTGGTAACTCATTTTACTCGTCTGTAATTTCTTCTAAGTAATCTAGTGTCTCGTCCATTTTCTCAAAGAATTCATTGATACCACTTTCGGGATTCATTCCCAACATGACAGCAGCTTCTTTGATCCTTTCTTTCATTTCCAATGCTTGTGGATCTTGGGAGAGTTGAATTCTGAAACACAGGTTCTTTTGTTTATCTAGGAACTGTCTCATCAGGTCAACATGTTCCTTCTTTTCAGGTCCATCCATAAATGGAGCAGACATTGTTCTTTCAATGATCTCCTGTTGGAGATCTTCCATTTCTTTGATTTGTTCTTTTACGATTTCTGAATCGAAGAATCCACTCATAGTACTATTTCTTTTAAGATTTTTTTGTATTTGCTGCTGTCATTATTTAGGAAAGCCTGATATTTTTTGAGTCGTAGACTGGTGGTTTCCCAAACAGGATCGATTAGTTTTTTGTCAAAGTTAGGCACAAATCCTAATATCAAATTGAGGATTACCATTGTCTCTATAGAGATTGCACCTTGCAAATGCTTCTTTAGGATGTCTGGATGATTTGTTCCTTCTACTTTGAATAGTTGTTCAAAATTCTTTTTGTTGATAAAGACTTCTACTTCAGTCTTAAACAGATATGTGAGACTCTGAGATCTCTTTAACCAATTCTGGTAATTAGACTCACCCGATTCAATAATTTCACCGATCCACAGTTTACTGGGATCACTACATTCAACAAAGTTGGCGAGAAAATACTGTTTGATTTCGTCGTCACTCTTCTTTCGTGACATACGTTCAAAGAAATACCGATCCTTTCTCTTGTGGAAAGCCTCCTTCGATGCGCGAGACTTCCCACAATATTGAAAGTAGTCGTAGTTTTTCTTGGTGAAATGATTTTTGAATGCTAGGTATGTCTTGTAAACATCTAGCGGTGTCATCATTAAAACATCAATTTAGCACGACTGGTTTTTTTGAGGAAGTTAAGTTGAGTCGCTTCACACTTAAGTTTTTCCTTTAGAGGTTTAGAAATTAATTTAGACACAGATTCAAACTCAATACCGTTTTCTTCGCAATAAGTTACGATTGCTTCGATATAGTTAATCTTAGAGGTCGCGACGAGATACTCGATGTCTTGTGCAAACTTTGACTGACAAAGAAACTTTTCTTTTATTAGTGAGTCTACCTTTTCAGTGTTTGGCATAAGATTCGGTGTGGTGTTCGACGAACTCTCTGATGTACTTGGTAAGAAGTTTAATATAGTGACTTTTGTTGCGTTTTTCATAGACGTGACATTCTCCATTATCAGCTACCATAATGGTAATCAATTTTTCAACTGCAATTCCAGTCATTTCATAATACATGCAAGCGTAGGCTACTTCTTGAACAAAGTAGTTCTCAATCCATTCTTCTGGTTTGATCTTCTTAGATGTCTTAAAGTCAATGACTGCGAGTTCTCCTTCGTACTCCGCGATGCAATCAACGCGACCCGCAAGTCCAAGGTAATCACTGTACAGTGATTTTTCTAAAGCGTGTATATTATTTATACGGTCTAGAAAAGGTTTAGCCTTGAGAAAAAGAAACTTTGTAGTTGGTAGAGGTTTGAAATCGTCTACGTTATTGTTCAACATATACTGTTCTACCAGATCATGAAACTTAGTTCCACGAGCAGTAGAAATCCGAGTAATTCTGTCTGCCTCTTCATTACCAACTTTCTTACGCCAGTCGATAAACTTCTGGCGTCCATAGAAACTGGTAATAGAGGTGATTGAAGGATACAACTTACCAGAAGGGACCCGATAAAAACGAGTCCCTTCGATATTCTGTGCTTCTAAATCAACTTCATCTTTCAAATAATCAAGATGTTCAAACATTACATACCCATTGCTAGTTTAGTGACAATGTAGTTTTTAACAAGACCAGAACGTACAATGTCCTCGGTTCCGAATTCTACAGTTGAAAAATCGTATTCCATTGCACGAATAATTTTCATGAAATCAAGGATACCATTTTTTTCATTGGATCGAGTAAGGTCGGTCTGGGTAGCATCACCACAGAATACAATCTTACTATCTTCACCAATCCTTGTAATTATACTATCTAATTCATGGAAGTTCAAGTTTTGCATTTCATCAACAACAACTACTGCTCTGTCTAGAGTAGTACCACGGATGAAACTTGTGGACCAGAATGAAATAGTTTCTTGTGCTTTGAGGTTACCATAGAGCATCTCAAAGTCTGAGTCTGAAGCAAGTTCAAACATATACTTCACCATATTCTTATATGGAATTTGGTAAAGTGCGGCTTTGTCTTCGTGGTCTCCAGGAAGGAAACCAATCTCTCGCGTGGATACCAGAGATCTTACAATGTAAACTTTGTCATATGGAGTCTCAGAATCAAGAACATCTCTCAGTGCGTGATACAGGGCAATAAAAGTCTTACCAGTACCTGCAGCACCGTAAGCGAACATGTTCTTACCACTCTTATACTCATCAAAGAATTTTTTCTGATTGTCTGTTAGAGGATTAATATCAACCATCAAATCGGTATTGATGGGTTTCTTACGTCTCATTTGTTTGGCACTCATGCCAACACCAATGTTTCCGCCGTTGGACTTCTTTGATCTGGGCATACGTTGTTGGTTAGAAGGGTTTTACACGAGATCCAGGGGCTTTACCTGCCTTTTTCAAGACATCGTTCCACCCTGGGTTTCTGGAGATCAGTTTATTCTGCCAATCCCCAACTTCTTGGGCGGCAGCACAACCTTTCGACCAGTCTTTATCCCAGTCGGGGTTGTCTTTTCTCCATTGATCGTAGTCCGCGATGGACATATTCAATTCTTGTTCTTCACCAGTTTTCAAATTCTTTACAGGATATGTGGGCATGATAAATGTCAGACTACAAAATTATTTAGTGGATGATTTTTTGACAAACATAGTTCTGTTCATCAACTTGTGTTACGTCCCAGTCTACAACTGGTTCCGCATAATAACTGTCACCTTTATATCGTTTATATTTCTTGTTATTCAGAATTGTGTGGTGAGAAAGAATTGCATAGTCGATATTATCTTCAATATCATACCCCTTCTTTTCCATAAGAGTTCTTACCTTCTTTTCAATTTCTTTGTTTTCATTATAAGCTTTGAAGTTCTCGATTCTCTTCTTATTGTCATGGGGCATGGCGAAGATAGTATTCTTCGACGCTTGGATTCTACGATGTTCTAGTCCTGAGAGCAAGAAACGATTTACAATCTCATCATCTTCCCAAGCAACAAACTCTCCCATTGCTTCATTATATCCACCGACTTTTGCATAGTTTTCTCTATTGACAAAAATAGTTCCCCAGATTGGACGCAAACACTTGTGTCCTGGGGAATACAAACCAGAGG